CTATTTCTTAAATAAATCATCTTTAATCGAATAGTAATTGCCAACAAATAAAACTTCCCAAACTCCATCAGTATTTTTTTGCATAAGGACATCATCATAATTGCCATCAAGTCTTCGTGCTTCCATAACAATCAAATCAGATTTGTCGACATTAGCTATTAACTCGCTATTAGCTCGTGGTTCTCCATAAATTAATTTTTCAAATCTAGGGTCTACTGAAGTGCCTACAGTCATTTCTTCAGAGAACTCATCATATTTTGGATAAAGATCAGGATGCTCATCAATGTACTTGCTAAGCCCATTCATTATAGATACAAAATCTTCTTTTGATCTTTTTGGAGCTAATCCACTTCCAGCGACAAAAGTACCAGAAATTCCATCTTCTTTATATGTCTTTTCATTTTTCTTGCGTTGTTGAGAAATCTTTTGATCTATTGCAATATCTTCCTTACTTCTATCGAATTCATCCAAGTTATCATTAGACGTTAATTTAGAATTATTCATATTAGACTCAGTAGATTTGATATTTTTATAACCTGAAAATTTATTAATAGAAAATAATAGAAGTATAATTACAACGATAAAAACTGGTAAAATAAGATATTTTCTTTTCATTATTTTCTCCCCACCTCCAATTACTACATGTATTATACTCCTTTATTCTATAAATAGCAATTGAATAGACTAGAAACAAAACAATCAGGTCCTGGATGTCAATGCTCTTGTAACGGTAGTACAAATTACGCCTACAATAAGGATTCAGCTAGAAATTAACTGAGGAAAAATCTTTAAAAAAGTGCACAAATATATAGTGTGGTAGCTAAGTATTAGTGCATAATCAGTCGTAAAAGTATAATGTGTCATGCATAGTGAAAGGGATGTTGCGGGGGTGTTTCCGTAACATCCCTTTTTCATATTTTCAAACATAAGCTGAATTATACCATTTTTTCACAACACTATCAATTTTTTTTACTTACAAAGGACTTATGGTAGGCTATTGACTTAAGAAAAACAAAGATGTATAATATTTTATATTAGCAGATTAGCTAATAAAGTAATAGGAGGTAATCATGAACAATCACGAACTGACTTTTGGGAATTTTATTTCTCAGAAGAGAAAGGATTTAAGAATCACCTTAAAGGATATGGCGGACAGGCTTAATATTTCCTCACCGTATCTAAGCGATGTAGAGAAAGGAAAAAGAGATTCCTTTGACTTAGAGAGGTTGAACCAAATTGCTAAAATATTAAACTTGGATGAAGAAGAATCATCCATTATGATGGATTTAGCTGGAAAGCAAAGAAATACGGTGGCACCTGATTTGCCAGAGTATATTTTAAAGACTAAAGGTGTAAGTGTAGCTTTGAGAAAGGCTAGAGACTTAGATGTTAAAGAAGAAGAATGGATAAAATTCATTGAAGAAATTGAAAAAGAGAGGTAGGCATGTATCAATACAATTTTAGTAAATCGAGTACAGGTGCTCCATTTATTACTTTACATCAAATTGAAGAACTGACTGAAAATATTCTCAACAAATATTGTCCATCTGCAATCGAAAATTTTGAAGCAGTAGATATTGAAGGACTGGCAGAATTTGATCTAGGATTTAATGTGGAGTATGCCTACTTATCTAACAACGGATGCTATGCAGGAATGATGGTCTTTAATGATGACCAAGTAATAAGAACAATGAAAAGCCTAATGCCAAATATAAAAACGGGACAATGGGAATTAGAATATCTAACAGATAGAGCCAATACTATTCTAATAGATAAACAATTAGACAATCCAAGAGATAAGGGGTTTAGAAGGTTTACCCTAGCTCATGAATGTGGACATGGAGTAATCCATCCGTGTGTATTCTATAGAGATCCAAACCAACTATCTTTTTTTAATGAAGAAGAAAAGCCTGCTTCACTAGCTTGTCGAACTGGCGATGTTAATAAGAAGAAAAATAAACGCTGGGGATTTATGGATACAATAGAATGGCAGGCGAATACATTTGCTTCTTGTCTTTTGATGAATAAAAAAGCGATTATAAAGTATCTATACTATCTAGGTTATGATAAGCACATTAAGGATGAAACTTATCTATTTGATTTCATCATGAAAGTATCAGAGCAATTCCAAGTATCAAAAACAGCAGCATTAGTTCGATTAAAAGTATTAGGCTATGCTCCTAATGACTTTGAATTAACAAAAGAACTATATAACGAATTTAGTTTTTAAAATATAGCTTAGCTATATTTTTTTAAGAAAGAAATTAGCAAAGAAGCTAACAAGGAAAGATAAGGAGGTATTATGGAACAAATGGCATGTCCAGTCTGTAAAAAGAGATTTTTTGATGTATCAAGAATTCCTTTAGAGAAAATAGAGATAGCAGCAAAATGTCCACACTGTGGGAAAATCTCAACACTGGAAATATCAAACAAAAATAAGAAAAAACCATACCGAGCAAAGAAGTAAATGTAACTATCAAATAGCCGGATGAGTATTCGAAGGAAACTCATCTGGCTATTTTTATATACTAAGGAGGTGATCCTATAGAAATAAGGAACAAAGAAGGAAAAAGAGTCTGTGATATTAGTGAAGACAAGAAAAAGCTAACTATCAGACGAGGTAAAAGTACAACCATAGCCTATGTAGTTAAAGGCGAAATTAAAATTTTAAATAAGTAAAAGATATCCGCAAGAACGCTAGACGGCAGTCGGAAAACCAAACCATGGTTTTCTATTGCCGTCTTTTTTTGTTTTTACGGATGGCCTTCTTGCGGATCTAGAGATTTTGCAAGGAGGCAAAAGATGGCAAAGAAAAGATATTTAGAAATAAATGGCAAAGAAATCGAAGTTAGTGAAGAAGTCTACAAAGAATATATGAAACCAATCTGGAGAGAAAAAAAGAGAATCCAAAGAGCCTACAAGAATTTAGAAGGGCTACAGGATAAAGAAAGAATTAAAACAGCGGCTGAGAAAAATGGAAACTACGTCCAAGCAGGAAGCTTAGAAACAGGATTTGTCGAAACAAAAGAATATGGTCTTCCCTTATCCCTTGATGTTGCTGAAGAAGAATACGACTTTGAAGTAACTAGCGTTAAAAATACTGAGGACATAGTAACGTACAAACTTCTAGAAGAAGCATTCTTAGAAGTCATTAGTGAATTTTCTGAAAGAGATAAAAAAGTTCTAAAACTACTTTTTCTCTACGAAATGAAAGAAAGAGAAGTCGCAGAAGTAGTAGGAATATCCCAAAAAACAGTTAATAACATCAAAAATAAGCATTTACCAAAGATTCAAGAGAAATTGAGACCTTGGAAAAAATAATTACTCAAAAACTTACTAGATGTCCTAAGGAATATGAGGGAAGAAGTCTTACTCAAATACAAACAGGATGTCCTAAGAAGTGTGAGGAGATACAACTTACTCAAAATGAAGGCAAATGTCCTAAGGAGTATGAGAGGAGAAATCTTACTCAAAAATTTAATGAATGTCCCAAGGAGTGTGAAAGGAGGAACAAAGTGGACTTAGTAAAAAACGAACAGATGGCAGAAAGTTTAATAGCCATCTCAATTGTTGCCAAGAAGATAGCTATGGAATTAATGCAACCAGAGAAAGGAGAAAAAAGTGTCAAGAATAAAGCTACTAATGGAAATCAAAGAAGATGCAGAGAATCTTGCATCTAGTATAGGCATCCTTCTCACAGCACTAGAAAGTGATGAGGAACTACCTAAAGAGGAAGTAAAACAAAATGAAAAGACCTATGAGATTGAAGATGTTAGAAAGATACTAGCCGATAAATCAAGATTAGGTCATACAGCTAAGATAAGAGAACTTTTAGAAAAGTATGGAGCTAAAAAGTTATCTGAGATTGAACCAAGTAACTATGAAGACTTGATAGCAGATGTGGAGAAACTCTGATGGGTGATCACGCAATATTATCTGCATCAAGTAGTTCACGCTGGATCCACTGTCCACCAAGCGTTAGGCTTTCTGAAAAATATGAAGATGAAGTTAGTCCCTATGCCCTTGAAGGCACCTCAGCTCATGCCTTAGCAGAATATAAACTAAAGAAGTTATTAGGCTTGGATCTCAAAGATCCTACTGAAGATTTGGATTTTTATGATGAAGAAATGGATGAGTTAACTGAAGGATATGCCTCATATGTAACAGAAGTAATAAGTAGTTATGAAAGCCCAGCCGTATTTGTAGAAGAAAGGCTTGACCTATCAGAATATGTTAAGGAGTCTTTTGGTACAGCTGACTGTGTAGTTGTTGGAGGAAAAGAACTTCATGTAATAGATCTAAAGTATGGTCAAGGAGTTTTAGTAGATGCTAAAGAGAATTCACAACTCATGTTATATGGACTTGGTACTCTGACTCTCTTCGATGGAATTTATGATATTGAGAAAGTAATTCTTCATATATATCAACCAAGAAGATGCAATATCTCAACTTATGAAATTAAGAAGATAGAACTATATGAGTGGGGAGAAACCATACGAGAGATTGCTGAGAAAGCATATAAAGGCGAGGGGGAATTCTCTTGTGGAGAATGGTGCATCTTTTGCAAAGCTAAGAATAAATGTAGGAAAAGAGCGGAAGAAAACCTGAAACTAGCACAAGAAGAATTTACCCTACCACCAGAACTATCTGATGATGAAATTGAAGAGATTCTACCAAAACTAGACGAACTGGAACAATGGGTCAAAGATATCAAGGCCTATGCTTTAGAAAGAGCAATGAAGGGCCATAGATGGAAGAACCTAAAACTTGTCGAAGGCAGGTCAAATAGAAAATACCGAGATGAAGATGAAGTTGTAAAAAAAGTAAAAGAACTGGGATTTAATCCCTTTGAAGAGAAGTTACTTGGCATCACAGCTATGACTAAGTTACTAGGTAAAAAAGTCTTTGATGAAAATATCACTGACTTATTAGAAAAACCAAAAGGAAAGTTAACCCTAGTTAGCATTGATGACAAGCGAGAAGAAGTAAAAATTGACAATGTTAAAGAAGAATTCGGAGGTAAATAATATGTCAAATATGAATAAAACAAAAGTAATTACTGGTGAAGTTAGATTAAGCTATGCGAATGTTTGGGAGCCAAAGTCAATCAATGGTGGCAAAGAAAGATACTCAGTATCTGTCATTATTCCAAAGAGCGACCAAAAGACAATTGAGAAGATTGAAAAAGCAGTAGATGCTGCTATTGATGAAGGACTTTCTAAATTCAATGGAAAAAAACCTAATAAAAAAGCTATCAAACTTCCATTAAGGGATGGTGACACAGAAAAAGATGATGAGGCTTATGCTGACGCATACTTCTTAAATGCTAACTCTATGACAGCACCTCAAATTGTGGACAGAAATGTAGAACCTATTCTTGATAGAAGTGAAGTCTACTCAGGAGTTTATGCAAGGGTATCCCTTAACTTCTACGCCTACAATGTAAATGGGAATAAAGGAGTGGCCGTTGGCCTCGGAAATATTCAAAAACTAAGAGATGGTCAACCTCTAGGAAATAGGTCTAATGCAGCAGATGACTTCGATGCTATGGACGATGATGATGAAGATTTCTTAGCATAGGAGGTAGAAATGGACTATTTAATTACAGCGATAGTTTTAGCTATTTGGTCCTTTTTATGGTATAAGCTTGGATTTTTACAAGCTCAGCTAAAAGAACTAGATAGAGATATCAGAAAAATAGAAAAACAAATAAAAGAAGATAGAAAAAATAATTTAGCAGAATTAACAAAGCTTAGTGATAGCTATGAAGAAATTGTCCATAGATCTTGAGACCTATTCTTCAGTTGATTTAGGCAAAAGTGGTGTATACAAATATGCCGAGAGTGAGGATTTTGAAATCCTCCTCTTTGCCTATTCTATAGATAATGGAGAAGTGCAGGTTTTAGATTTGGTAAGTGGAGAGATTATTCCTGAAGAAATATTGTCAGCACTTAGTGATGAAAGTATAGAAAAGTGGGCCTTTAATGCAAACTTTGAAAGGGTGTGTCTATCTAGGTTTTTAGGTAAGAGACTAAAACCTCAAGGTTGGTATTGCACCATGATTTGGTCGGCCTATCTTGGTCTACCTCTATCGCTTGAAAAAGTAGGAGAGGTTTTGAAACTTGATAAGCAAAAGATGAATGAAGGCAAGGCCCTTATTAGATATTTTTCTATTCCTTGTAAACCAACTAAGACAAATGGTATGAGGACAAGAAATCTACCACATCATGATTTAGAAAAGTGGTCTACATTTAAGGAATATAACAAAAGAGATGTGGAAACAGAAATGGCGATTAAGAAAAAATTATCAGCATTCCCTATGCCTCAATCAGAATGGGAAAACTACTGGATAGACCAAAACATCAACGGCAGAGGAATTTTAATTGATGAAGTTTTAGTTGATTCAGCTATTAAATTTGATGAAATCTTACGAGAAGAAAACATGGATAGAGCCATAGAGTTAACTAACCTTGAGAATCCAAATTCTCCCTTACAGCTTAAAGAATGGCTTAATAAAAAAGGCTTAGAGATAGATTCTTTAGCTAAGAAAGATGTAGAGTCTGCTCTTAAAAATGCAGAAGGAGATATTAAAGAAGTGCTGGAACTTAGACAGGAATTATCTAAGTCTTCAGTTAGAAAATATGATGCTATGAAAAATGTAAAAGGAAAAGATAATCGAGCAAGGGGTCTGATCCAATTTTATGGAGCAAATAGAACTGGAAGATATTCAGGCAGGCTTATTCAAGTCCAAAACTTAAGGAGAAACAATCTAAAAGATTTAGACCTAGCTAGAAATCTTGTAAAAAATAGAGATTACGAAACTATGGAAATCCTCTATGAATCCCCGTCTGATGTTTTATCTCAATTAATAAGGACAGCCTTCATACCAAAAGAAGGCACTAGATTTATTATTTCAGACTTTTCAGCAATAGAGGCTCGTGTTCTTGCATGGCTTGCAGGAGAACAATGGGTACTGGACGCTTTTGAAAATGGAGAAGATATCTATTGCAGAACAGCATCAAGGATGTTTGGAATGCCAGTTGAAAAGCATGGAGTAAATGGTCATCTCAGACAAAAAGGAAAGATAGCGACTTTGGCCTGTGGTTATCAAGGGGCATTGGGAGCTCTTAAAGCAATGGGTGGAATTGAGATGGGTTTATCTGAAGACGAACTTCAATCAATAGTCGATTCTTGGAGAGAGGCTAATCCTAACATCGTAAGCTTGTGGTGGGATATAGATTCTGTCGTAAAAAGAATTGTAAAGACTAGAAGTAAAGAAGAATACAAGAACCTAGTTATTAGCTATGAAAAAGGCATTCTTTTTATAGAACTTCCTTCAAAAAGAAGACTTGCTTATCCAAAAGCAAAAATCGGGATGAATCGATTTGGTGGAGAATCAATTGTCTATGAGGGAATCGTAGTAGGAAACAAGTGGGACAAGATTGAATCCTATGGTGGAAAATTTGTAGAAAACATAGTTCAAGCCATCGCAAGAGATATTTTAGCTGAGACTATGATGAGACTTGAGGAAAAAGGATTTAATATCGTCATGCATATTCATGACGAAGTTGTTATAGAAAGTGATTCATCTAATATCGAGGAAGTAAATCAAATTGTGTCCGTTGTTCCAGAATGGGCGAATGGACTTATCTTAGATGCAGATGGATTTGAAAGCGAATTTTATAAGAAAGACTAAGGAGGTTTATTCATGTTTTATGTTAAAGAAAAAATAAATGATGCTATGGAAGTAAGCATTGAAATAAATGATGAGAATGTCTTTTGCACTTGCCCAAAGTGCGGAAAAGAAGTTCGAGTAGATTTATTTGAAGTATTGGAAGAAGGAGATTTATTTTCTACTCAAGTTTGCTGTAATACTTGTAGTGAAACAATGAGGGATATTTATGAATAAAGAACTATACAACAGGAGTGGGTGCAAGGATCCCACTCCTTATCAAGCAATTAAAAATGCAGAGAAGAGATACTATCCCCTGGTATATATCTGCAGTCCATTTTCTGGAGATGTAGAAAATAATGTAATCAAGGCAAAGAAGTATTCTCGCTATGCCTTGGATAAAGGAAATATACCAATAGCACCACATCTTTTATTTCCTCAGTTTATGAGTGATGAAAGTGAGAGAAGACTTGCCATGCATTTTAATTATGTCCTTCTTGGAAAATGTGAAGAAGTATGGGTCTTTGGTGACTATATAAGTCCCGGAATGGCTGAAGAAATAAGAGTTGCTGAGAAGAGAAAAATGAAGATTCGCTATATAAAGGGGGTAGCCTAATTGAAAATATACACCTCAAATTTAATAGGAGTGGAGTCAAACTGTGTTTATCCAAATGAGATTAATGCAGTAGATGTAAGGTCTTTTGAGAAAGCAGCAAGTTTTGATCATGTAATGGCTAAGTATAAAAATTCCTATCGATCCAACGATAATTTTATAGAGTCGGAATGTGTTCCCATGGATATAGACAACGACCATTCAGAAAATCCAGATGATTGGATTTCATCTAATGATTTAAAGAGAATATTTGACGGAGTTAAATTTGCCATAGTTTACAGCAGAAACCATAGAAAAGAAAAAAATGGAAAAGCTGCAAGACCAAGGATGCACATATATTTTCCAATCCCAAATGCAACAAATCTTGATGAATATGTAGGCATAAAAGAAAGGCTGGCGGAGACCTATGCTTTCTTTGATGGAAATGCCCTAGATGGAGCGAGGTTTTTCTTTGGAGTAAAGAACCCTGCTGTTGAAATAGTTAGGGGAAGGAAATATATAACTGATATTCTAAAAGATGACTTTGAAGACTTCGATAACTCTCAAGACTTAATTCAGCAAGGCTCTAGAAATTCAACTATGAACCATTTTGCTGGTAGGGTTCTAATTCGATATGGAAATACAGATGAGGCAAGAGAATTATTCGATAAAAAAGCTAGTCTTTGCTCACCACCACTTTCAGATGATGAACTAGAACAAATCTGGAGGTCAGCTTGTAAATTCTATAAAAAGGTAGCTGCAAGTGAAGATTATGTTCCACCTGAAGAATACACTGAAGGCATAAATTTGAGACCATCTGAATTTTCAGACATAGGTCAAGCAGAAGTTTTTGTAAGAGAATACCAAGATAGAATTCGTTTTTCTCCTTCTACAGGTTTTCTTGTGTACAACGACTCCTACTGGGAGGAATCTGAACTAAAAGCACAAGGATGTTCTCAAGAATTGGTTCTAAAGCAACTAGCAGAAATAGACAACGAGTTTCTAAAAATGGAAGAAGAAATAAAGAAATCTGGTGTTAGAGAAGCAATGTCTTCTATGAGTGAGAAGAAAGCCTTGGCATCTTTTAATGACAATCAGAAATCTCTATACTATAAACTTATTTCTTTAGAAGCATATAAGAAATATGCTGTTAAACGAGGGGACACCAGAGCCATCCATGCAACTTTAAAAGAATCAAAACCAATGCTCGAAATAGATCAAAGAGACCTTGATACGGATGAATTTTTGCTTAATACACCATCTTTTACAGTAGATTTGAAAACTGGAGAGTGTAGAGACCATAAGGCAGAAGACTATATAACAAAAGAAACATCTGTAGATCCAAGTGATGAAAATATGGATATATGGCTTGATGCCTTGGGTACATTTTTTGTAAAAGATAGTGAACTTATAGAATACGTGCAGAAAGTTGCAGGGATTTCTCTAATCGGAAAGGTCTATATCGAGGCTCTAATTATAGCTTATGGTGATGGAAGAAATGGGAAGTCCACTTTTTGGAATACTATCTCAAGAGTTCTAAATCTATATAGTGGGTCAATCTCAGCAGATATTCTTACTGTTAATTCTAAGAGAAATGCTAAACCTGAACTTGCTGAAACAAGAGGTAAAAGACTTTTAATTGCAGCTGAACTTCAAGAAGGACTAAGGCTAAATACTTCAAATGTAAAACAGCTTTGTTCTACAGATGAAATTGTAGCAGAGAAAAAATATCGAGATCCATTCAAGTTCATACCCTCTCATACCCTTGTCCTATATACTAACCACCTACCAAAGGTGGGTGCCTTAGATGAAGGAACCTGGAGAAGACTTATTGTAATTCCGTTTGAGGCAAAGATAGAGGGTAGTAGTGATATTAAAAACTACACTGATTATTTAGTAGATAAGGCTGGGGGAGCAGTTCTCAAGTGGTTAATCGAAGGCGCTAAAAAGGCTATTGATGAAGATTTTAAATTCAGCCTACCTAAAAAAGTAGCAGATGCCATCAATGAATATAAAGAATCGAATAACTGGTTCAAGCATTTCTTAAATGAGTGCTGTGAGCTTGATTCATCCTATGAAGAAAAGTCTGGAGAAGTCTATCAAGAATATAGAGCCTATTGTTTAAGAACTGGAGATTATGTAAGGTCTACAACAGATTTTTATTCTGCTCTTTCATCCAATGGATTTATGAGGAGAAAAACTAATCAAGGAATTGTGATTAATGGACTTAAATTAAAGTCAGATTTTGTGTAAAAATACAAGAAGTGCAGGTCGTGAATGTCATATATATAACTATTATATAGTAAGTAAATTAAATTTTAGTTATATATAAAGGTTATATAATAGAGTTTCACGACTTGCACAATGGCTAAAAATAGAGGTTTATATGTTAGAAAATGAAATAGAAAAAGCCTTAGTCGACAAGGTAAAACTCCATGGTGGTCTTTGTCTTAAATTTACATCTCCTTCAATGACGGGAATACCAGATAGGTTAATACTTCTTCCTAAAGGAAAGATAGGATTTGTGGAAACAAAAAGACCTGGAGGAGAACCAAGACCAATTCAGAAAAAAAGAATAAGACAATTTAAAAAGTTAGGTTTTAAGGTTTATGTTCTTGATTCCAAAGAAAACATTGACGAAATAATAAAAAGAATCGGAGGTGACTAATTGGAATACACTCCACATAAATACCAAAACTATGCTACTGAATTTATAAAAGAAAACAAAGAATCAGCACTTCTACTTGACATGGGTCTCGGTAAGACGGTTATAAGTCTAACCGCCATAAAAGACTTACTCTTTGATTCTTTTGAAATTTCTAAAGTTTTAATCATAGCACCACTAAGAGTTGCCAGGGACACTTGGAAGGAAGAAATAGAAAAATGGTCTCACCTTGATATCTTAGAATATTCAGTAGCAATAGGAAGTGAAAAAGAAAGAATAAAAGCATTAGAAGAACAAGCAGATATTTATCTAATCAATAGAGAAAATGTAGACTGGCTAATAAATAAGAGTGAAATACCCTTTAACTACGACATGATCGTAATTGATGAACTATCATCCTTTAAATCTCATAGGTCAAAGAGGTTTAAAGCTTTGATGAAAGTTAGACCAAAGGTAAAAAGAATAGTTGGTCTTACTGGAACTCCATCATCTAACGGACTAATGGATTTATGGGCTGAGTTTAGACTGCTTGATATGGGAGAGAGACTTGGTAGATTTATTGGTCAGTACAGGGAAATATACTTCAAACCAGATAAGAGAAACGGACCAATCATTTATTCCTATAAGCCACTTCCTTTTGCTGAAGATGCAATCTATGAAAAGATATCAGATATCACAGTTTCTATGAAAGCTGAAGATTACCTAAAAATGCCAGAGAAGATAAACAATGAAGTCTTTGTAAATCTATCAGATAAAGAAAGAGATATCTACGAAACCTTAAAAAAAGACTTGGTTGTTAGTATTAAGGATAAAGATATAGATGCAGTCAATGCTGCTGCACTTTCTAATAAGTTACTTCAAATGGCATCGGGTTCTGTTTATGATGAAGATAAAAATATGATTCATATTCATGATAGAAAGCTTGATGCCTTGGAAGATTTAATAGAAGGGGCAAATGGTAAGCCTGTTCTTATTGCTTATTGGTATAAGTCAGATTTGAAAAGAATAAAAGATAAGTTTGATGTAAGAGAACTTAAGACAAGTGAGGACTTTAAAGAATGGAATAAAGGTAATATTCTAGTAGCTATTATTCATCCAGCATCTGCTGGTCATGGACTTAACCTACAAGCTGGAGGGTCAACACTTATTTGGTTTTCTCTCACTTGGTCCTTAGAACTTTATGAACAAACCAATGCCAGACTTTATAGGCAAGGACAAAAAGAAACAGTTGTGATTCATCACATTCTAGCTAAAGGAACTATTGATGAAGATGTGATGAAGGCATTGGAAAATAAAAATAAAACACAAGCTGCACTCATTGATGCAGTAAAAGCAAATCTAAAATGAGTAGAGGTTCTATAGAGAACTTACCTCAATACTTATGGAGGTAAGAAATGAATGCAAAAGAATATTTAAAACAAGCTTTTTATTTAGACAAGAGAATAAACTCAAAGCTGGAGCAAGTTGAATCACTCAACGCTCTAGCAACAAAAGCTACATCGACCTTATCAGATATGCCTAAGAGTCCTAATAGAGGACCATCAAAACTTGAAGATACTATCGTAAAGATTGTAGATCTCCAAGAAGAGATTAATAGAGATATAGATAAACTTGTAGATTTGAAAGCAGAGATGGTTGGAACAATCAAACAGATTCAAAATAAGGAACTTCAAGTTATCCTTGAAAAAAGATATCTTTGTTATGAGACTTGGGAGAAGATAGCAGTGGATATGAATTACGATATTAGACATATTCATAGACTTCACAATCTGGGGTTAAAAGAAACTTCAAAGCTAATCAAACCTTGTCATGAAATGTCATAGAATGTCACTATGGAGTTGTAGTATTATTAAAATAGCAAAAGAATAATTAAAAGAGCCTTGGAGATTTAATCTTCAAGGCTTTCTTTATGGAGTGATAAAGTGCCGAGAAAACCTAAGAGACCATGTTCACATCCAGGTTGTCCTGAATTAGTTGATGGACGATTCTGCAAGAAACATGAGAAAGAATACAACAGAAACTATGAAAAATATAAAAGAGATCCTAAAACTCATAAGCGTTATGGAAAAGCATGGAGACTTATAAGAAAAAGATATGTAGCAGAGCATCCACTTTGTGAGATGTGTTTAAAAGAAAATAGAATGACAAAGGTAGAGGAAGTACATCACATACTTCCTCTTTCACTTGGTGGAACTAATGACGAAGATAATCTTATGAGTCTTTGTAAATCTTGTCACTCAAAGATTCATGCAAAGAGTGGAGATAGGTTTGGAGGATAGTTTTCCGAGGGGAGGGGGAGTCTTAATCTCTACGATTGATTTTCCTACCAACGGTGCCGCCCTCTCACGCACAAAAAAACGGGTTCAAAGGGGGTATTAAAGAACATCTTTCCAATTAGGAGGAAAACCCATAAATTTATAGTTGAAGTATCCTTGGTATTTATTAAAGGTATTTTCTAAATCTTTTAAAAGGGATTCCCATTGGTCGTTTGAGTTTAAAATTCTCTTTATGATTAAAAGAATGGGGAATATTTTATTTTGCTTGCCCTTATATTGTTCGTTTTCAGAATAAAGGCGGGGAGTTTCTTTTAAAGGCATATTATAAAGTCGAGTGTAATGGGCACAAATATTTCTTACTTCAACGAGACATAGAATCCAATTTTTTAAATATTTAGGATCTGTGTTGTAATAATTAGAAATTTCTTTTTGATCTTCATCCTTAAGAATACTAAACAAAGAAGATAAATTTCCAAAAGACATGAGTTCAACGGATACCCAGATTGGAAACTTTCCATCATATTTTTTTAGGTGGTGTTTAACAAATGGTTTATTCTTTTGCCTGTCAACTTCGTTGCTCAGATTCTCATTTATGATGGAATATATGGTTTGGCCTTTTTTATTCGTTTTATGAATAAAATTATCTTCGTGCATAAGTACATCGGAACCATACGTCATAGCTAGATGATAAGCAATTTGTGTTCTAAGCTCTATTTCAATTTGCTCAATAGTTCTAATGAGGTTGTTTTTAAATTGGCTATCAAAGCAATAAAGATTAAAGAGATGCTCGATAGTAATATGATCCTTATAGTGCTCTTTATTATTATATTTTTTAAGACCAATACCATAACCTGAAAGTCTATAATAATTTACTTTTTTCAAAATTTCTGTTGCATAAACTTCATCTTTGATTTTTAAGTTATGGTCAATTTTTAATTTGGTAATTTGATCTTCGTAGTTTAAAGCAGGTTTTAATGTCATATAAGTTCTCCTTAATATAAAAAAGCCCTCTCCGTGGTCCGCATGTAGAAAATCTACATTAAGCGTGGAGAGGTTCTGTTAAATTAATTATAACATAGAACTAGTCAAAGTCAATAACATACATGAGAAAAGAAATAAAACAACTAGGAGGTGATAGTATCGCTAAGGACGGAACATATAGAGGTGGGAGAAGAGTAAAAGCAGGAGGGAAACCACAGCCTGCTGCTGAAAAAATAGAAAAAGGTAAAAAAGTAGAAATATTAATGAATGATATTCCAACATTCACTCCAGAAGAAATAGATGCAGTTGATTTACCAGATGGAGCAGTTCTTGATGGAACCGATATGCCAACACCTAGTGACTATCTATCAGCAAAGCAAAAGAATGGAATACCACTTGGTGCTGACGAAATATACAAAGAGACATGGGGATGGTTAAAACAGAGAAACTGTGAGAACTTAGTAAATCCAAGACTACTAGAATCTTACTCTCAGGCTTTTGCAAGATACATTCAATGTGAAGAGGCAATAAGTCAATTTGGACTATTAGGAAAGCATCCTACTACAGGAGGAGTTATTGCATCTCCATTTGTACAGATGTCTTCACAATTTCAAAAGACAGCCAACCTTTTATGGTACGAGATTTATGACATAGTTAAAGAAAACTGCACAGAAGTTTATGAAGACTATGGGGAAGATATGATGGAAAAATTACTAAGGAGTAGAAAGTAAGGTGATTAAATGTTTGAAAAAGTAAATCCAAAGCACCCTGACAAACAAGCAGATTGTATTGCTGGTGCAATTGTAGATTTAGCATATAAAGAAAAAGATAATCCTAAAATAGCAGTTGAAGTTTTGCTGGGGCATGGAAATTGTCATGTAATTATTGAAACAGATTGTAATCTAAATAAAAAAGAAATTGAAAAAGCGATTAGGAGAATAGCAGGAGATGTCATAGCAGATATTAAAATAGTTGAGCAGGATATCCAACTTTCAAATAATCAAAAAGAAAAGATAAGATGTGGTGACAATGGAATTTTTAAGGGAGTACCCACATCAGATGAAGAAAAGAAACTATCTTTAATTGCTCGTGAAATTTATTCTAATTATCCCTACGATGGGAAATACATCCTTGATGGAGATAAACTCATCATCTGTCAGTCAAATGTACCAACAGAAATTTTAAAATCGATTTATCCTAGAGCAACCGTAAATCCATTAGGAGATTGGACTGGAGGATATAATGTTGATACTGGAGCAACTAATAGAAAACTCGGCTCTGATATGGGACGAGCAGTAACGGGTGGAGGTATTCATGGTAAAGACCTATCCAAGGCTGATGTATCAATTAATATTTATGCCCACCTAAAGGCACAAGAAGAGAAAAGAGAGATTGAATTATCCTGTGCAATTGGAGATGAAACTGTTGATGGTAGACCATATTCTGAAATTGTAGAAATTGCTAGAAACTACATTAACTCTATTGGTGGTTTTGAGGAATTTGCAAAGTGGGGGTTCATCTGATGAAAGAAGGACTATTACAATATGAATTAAAAAATGTAGATGAACTCATCCCATATATTAATAATGCTAGAACACATACTGACGAACAAATAAATAAGGTAGCTGCATCAATAAAAGAATTTGGATTTTTAAACCCAATCCTAATTTCAGATGACAATGTAATCACAGCTGGGCATTGCAGACTTCTTGCAGCTAAGAAACTTGGACTTAAAAAAGTACCTTGCATATTAGAAAATTATCTTACAGAGGCACAAAGAAAAGCATATGTACTTGCTGATAATAAGCTAAGTCTTGATGCTGGCTGGGATGAAGAACTATTGAGAGTTGAAATTGAATCCCTAGAAGATTATGGATTTAATGTAGAGCTTACAGGATTTTCAACTGAAGAATTATCTTCGATCTTTGACCTTGGCGTAGAGGCTGAAGAAGATGACTTTGATGTTGAAGAAGAACTTAAAAAGCCTATTTTTTCCAAGGAAGGAGATATTTGGACTCTAGGTCGACATAAAGTTATCTGTGGAGATTCTACTCAGTGGGATACTTTTGAAAAGCTGCTAAATGATACAAAGGTCAATTTAGTATGTACCGATGCACCATATTTTGTTGAATTAAAAAATAAATCGGGAACGATTAAAAATGACAACTTAAATGATAAAGAGGCCTATGAATTTTTGATGAAGGTCTTTACAAACTTTAAAGACGCAATGGCTAAGGATGCATCAATTTATGAATTCTATGCAACTATGAAAGCTAGAGTTTTCTATGATGCTTTTGAAGATGCAGGCTTTAAAGTTGGTGCAGGGCTTATTTGGAAAAAACCAAGAGCTCCTTTCATGAGAACAGATTGGAAATTTAATATGGAGCCTATTATCTTTGGTTGGAGAAAAGATGGAAAACATAACTGGTATGGAGATCAAAAGCAAACAGCAGTCTTTGAATTTGATGGAATTAAAGATTCTGAAAAAGAAGGATGTGGTCATCCATCATCAAAACCAGTACCACTTATTGCTTATTTAATAAAGCAATCAACTCAAACAAATGGCTTAGTCCTTGATGGATTTTTAGGAAGTGCATCTACATTAATTGCCTGTGAGGAGCTTAATCGAATCTGCTATGGAATAGAAATAGAACCTAAATTTGTTGATGTAGCAGTTAAAAGATATTTGAATTTAGTAGGTAGTGATGATGAGATAAAACTTCTAAGAGAAGGTAAAGAATACAAGTATTCGGAGGTTCTAAAAGATGAGTAACATAAAATATTATTTATCTGAAGACTCTGGTATTGCTTTAGGAGAAACTGAAGACGGTGTAATTTTCAAACTAGATGCAAATAGAGTTAATGAAATAAAAAATGTAAATTTTTATTATTGTAGGCAAGGCTATGAAAATATGTACATGATGGATTCAAAAGGTAGAGTCCTACATGATTATTTATTTCCTCACATAGATGGTTTTGAGATAGATCACATTAACATGGATACTCTAGATAATAGAACCTGTAATATAAGGTATTGCACTCATCAGCAGAATCAAATAAATCAAGGCTTGCAAAAAAATAATACTTCTGGAGTTGTTGGAGTAAGTTTCTATAAACCAAGAAATAAGTTTAGAGCAAGAATAAAAATTAGTGGCAAAGATATTCACTTGGGCTACTACGATACATTTGATGATGCTGTAAAAGCTAGAAATATTGCCATGAAGTGTTTGTTTGGTGGTTTTGGACAATATAATAAAGTTGATTTTATTCCAAAATGGATAGAAAATAAGGTTATTGAAAAATGCACACCATATGCTGATTTAGCAGCAAGTAGTGCATTTTTTGATTTCTGGGGTATTGAAGATGAATAAAGAATTAAGGTTAGGTTCACTATTTGACGGCAGTGGAGGATTTCCTTTAGCTGCTATTTTTTGTGGAATAAAACCTATGTGGGCTTCGGAGGTTGAGCCTTTTCCAATAAGAGTTACACAGAAAAACCTACCTCAAGTTAAGCATTTAGGAGATATAAAAGATATCGACGGGTCTGAAATCGAACCTGTTGATATCATTTCCTTTGGCAGTCCTTGCCAAGATTTATCAATCGCTGGTAAAAGGGCAGGACTTGAAGGGAAAAAATCTAACCTTTTTTATGAGGCAATTAGAGTTATAAAAGAAATGAGGTGTAAAACTAATGGTAAGTATCCAAGATACCTACTATGGGAAAATGTGCCAGGAGCCTTTTCATCAAACAAAGGAGAAGACTTTAGATGCGTCCTTGAAGAAATTACAAGAATTAAGGATTCCACAGTTAAACTTACTCGACCTAAGAAATGGGAAAAAGCAGGAGAAATCCTGGGAGACAATTTTTCCCTTGCTTGGAGAGTCCTTGATGCTAAATACTTCGGAGTACCCCAACGAAGGAGAAGAATCTTCCTTGTCGCAGATCTTGATGGAGGAAGTTCCAGAGAAATATTATTTGAGCAAAAAAGCATGTCAGGGGATACTTCAGAGGGCTGCGAGAAAGGGAAAAGAAATACCAGAGCCATTAAAGAAAGCTTTAATAAAACAATCTGTTTAAATGACCGAGGTGGTCAAAGGATGGATTTTTATTCTGATGAAAGTGGAACCTTGAGAGCAAGTGGAGGAATTGCACCATTCGTTTTTGAAAATCACAGTCAAGACTCAAGGTATAAAGGACCATTAAAAGAGACACAAACACTTGCATCAAACTTAGGACAAGGTGGAAATAACCAACCATTTGTAGTCTACGATATAAGACAAACTTCAGAAAACACTAAAAATGAAAGACATAATATTTACGAGTGTGATGTTTCAAGAACAATTGACACGTCTGGGAATACTCCTACAAGAAATCAAGGTGGAGTTGCAATAGTTGAGGATATCTACACCATGAGCAAGAATTCTCATTTTACAAAAGCAGACAAGAATATATCGTCTTCTTTAGTTGCTACTGATTATAAAGACCCACCGCTTGTAAATCAGAAACTTGTAAGAAGACTAACACCAAAAGAATGTGGAAGACTACAAGGGTTCCCAGATTACTGGTGTGATAAGTTAGAAATAGAAAATCCAACAGATGAGGACTTGTCCTTTTGGAGAGAAGTTTTTGATAAGGATGCTGAAATAAAAGGTCTTAAAAAGAAGAAAACAGATAAGCAGATACTAAAATGGCTTAAAAATCCTCATACTGATTCTGCAGAATATAAAATGTGGGGCAATGGAATTGCTCTTCCATGCGCTATATATATTTTCAAAAGACTTATAAATACTGCAAATAAGACTTGATATAAATCTTGAATTAAGTGATATATGTATGTGAGGTGATTAGATGATTTCAAGGGAAATTATACAAAAATTAAAAGAGACGTATCCAGTAGGTACAAGAGTAAAACTAATCCAAATGGAAGATGACCAAGCACCTCCAGTTGGAACTTTAGGCACAGTTTATGGGGTGGATGCTATTGGATCAATCCTAGTAAAATGGGATAATGGTTCAACTTTAAATGTAATTTTTAGGGTTGATAGAATAGAAAAGGTATCGAGTAAAGGTTGAAATATAGCCATTATATCCTTTAATTAACTTGACTTATTTTTGACAGTACGGTTATATGTACATACAAAAAAAGATAAGGAGAAAAAATATGGCATACAAATACATGAAAACACAGGAAGATTTAAATGAGTTAATCGACTCTTCAGCAATTACAATGCTTGGACTTTATGAAGGAGAAAATGGAGACTTAGCTTTCCAAGATTATTTAAAAGACTACCTTGAAGATGACACAATTTATATCACAATGGGAAAAACAATTAACGAATTTTACGAAAGCGACCTTCCTGAAGACTTAAGGATAGTAAGTTTAAAGTACAACAAGTTAGGAAGACTTCCAATTATAAGACTTGAGATTGGAGCGAAATGGTTTGATGACTTTATAGATAATCTCCAAAAGAATAAGAAAAGAGGAGTGAGATAAATGACAAACCAAGAATTGAAAAGGCAATGCTTTTTAGAGGCCACTAAAAGAATTAATGAAAAAAGAGATAAAGCACTTTTAGAAATTGCCAAGAAACATTCTTATGCAATAGAAGAAAGAGGAGACTTAGAAAAAAGAAACAATGATTCAGAAGACTTTTTAGAAGTTTCAGTATGGTCATTAAAAGAAATGTTAAAAGAGGCCTATGAATTAGGAAAACAAAATAATTAGAAATCAAGAAATTGAGCGAAGGCTCTTTTTCTCGTAGTGAACTAGCTAACGGCTAGTATTTTTTATGCCTATTTTTCAAGGAAGGAGGTCAAATGAAATATAAACCAACAAAATTTATGCTACCTACATCTCACTATGATAAAAATAAAGCAGACTATGCTGTCACCTTTATAGAATGCCTAAAACATACAAAAGGTAGATGGGCAGGTAAAGACTTCAAGCTTATTGATTGGCAAGAAGAAATCATAAGAGACTTATTTGGCATTGTAAAAGATACGGGATACAGACAATTCAATACAGCCTATATTGAAATACCAAAGAAAATGGGAAAGTCAGAACTTGCAGCTGCAGTAGCACTCCTTCTTACTTGCGGTGATGGAGAGGAAAGAGCAGAAGTTTATGGTTGTGCTGCTGATAGACAGCAAGCAACTATAGTTTTTGATGTTGCAGCTGATATGGTAAGGATGAGCCCAGCCTTATCTAAAAGAGTAAAAATTCTAGCATCTCAAAAAAGAATGATATATAAACCGACCAATTCTTTCTACCAAGTTCTATCTGCAGAGGCTTATTCCAAACACGGATTTAATATTCATGGTGTTGTCTTTGACGAGCTTCATACTCAGCCCAATAGAAAATTATTTGATGTTATGACTAAGGGTTCAGGAGATGCAAGAACCCAACCTCTATATTTTCTCATAACAACTGCTGGAACAGACACCAAATCAATATGCTACGAGACTCACCAAAAGGCAGTCGATATTTTAGAAAGAAGAAAAACTGATCCAACTTTTTATCCTGTGATTTATGGAGCAGACAGAGAAGACGATTGGACAGATGAAAAAGTATGGCATAAGGCAAATCCGTCTCTTGGAATTACAGTTCCTATAGAAAAAGTAAGGCAAGCTTGTGAATCGGCTAAGCAAAATCCAACTGAAGAAAATGCCTTTAGGCAACTAAGACTTAACCAATGGGTCAAACAAGCAATCAGGTGGATGCCTATGGAAAAATGGGACTTATGTAATTTTGCTGTTAATGAAGAAGAACTAAAAGGCAGAGTTTGTTATGGAGGTCTTGACCTTTCATCTACAACAGATATTACAGCCTTTGTTTTAGTCTTTCCTCCAATAGATGAAGATGATAAATATCAAATACTTCCTTACTTTTGGTTGCCAGAAGATAATCTCGACCTAAGAGTAAAAAGAGACCATGTAAATTATGACCTATGGCATAAGCAAGGCTATATTCAGACAACAGAAGGCAATGTAGTTCATTATGGTTTTATTGAAAAATTTATAGAAGATTTAGGTGATATATATAACATCCGAGAAATTGCCTTTGACAGATGGGGAGCAGTTCAGATGGTACAAAACTTAGAAGGAATGGGTTTCACAGTTGTTCCTTTTGGTCAAGGATTTAAAGACATGTCTCCACCAACAAAAGAATTAATGAAACTAACTCTCGAAAGAAAAATAGCCCATGGAGGTCATCCAGTTCTAAGGTGGATGATGGATAATATCTTTATTCGAACAGATCCCGCTGGAAACATTAAGGCAGATAAAGAAAAATCTACAGAAAAGATAGATGGGGTTATTGCTACAATCATGGCTCTTGATAGGGCTATAAGGTGTGGCAATGATACTAGTGAGTCGGTTTATGATGATAGGGGATTGATTATTTTTTAATCTCGCTATTTTTGATTTATCATAGCCAAATTTATTAAAATGGCGAAATTAATCTCGCCAGCATTGATTTATATACGCCATATACGATATAATGGCGAGGAAGGTGGTGATAGAACATGAGAGAATTTAATTATTCAAAGCTTTTAAATTTAAATATACCTGCAAAAATGTATGATTTAATATCAAAGATCTATGAATATAAAGGAAAACAGGAGCTATACGTAGCTAATTTTTCCGATGTTCTCGATAAAATGATAGAGGTTGCAAAAATTCAGTCCACTAAATCATCTAATGCAATAGAAGGTATTTCAACAAATGATACCAGACTAGAAGAGTTGATGAATAAAAAAAGTGAACCTAAGAATAGAAATGAAGAAGAAATATATGGTTACAGAGAAGTTTTAGATATCATTCATGAAAACTATGACAATATAGAATTCACAAAAAACAATATTTTGACCCTACACAATAGGCTTTATTCTTATTCAGGGGAAAGCCATAAAGGAAAATTTAAAACAATGGATAATAGCATCGTTGAAGTAAATTCCCTTGGTCAGAAAAAAGTAAGATTTCAGCCTGTATCAGCTTTTGAAACAGAAATATATATTGATAGAATGATTGAGGCTTATAATGAAGCTGTTAGTTTAGAAATCCCGCCATTACTTCTAATACCAACTGTGATTCATGATTTTTTATGTATCCATCCATTCGCTGATGGAAATGGTAGAATGTCAAGGCTATTAACGCTGCTACTACTCTATAAAAATGGATTTTTTGTAGGAAAATATATTTCACTAGAAATGATTATTGAAGAGACAAAAGATATTTACTATGAAGAATTGCAAGCTTCAAGTGAAGATTGGCATGACGGTACGAGTGATGAATTACCATTTATAAGATATATGCTTTCGGTCATCTACAAAGCATATAGCCAGTGTGATGAAAGATTTAAACTAATAGCAGAAAAATCTATAACTTCTTCAGATAGAGTGATGAAGATATTTGATAATTCCTTAGAACCATTATCTAAATCAGATATAGTAGTACTTTGCCCAGACATTTCTCAAAGAACTATAGAAAGAGCATTAAAAGAATTAAAAGACAGTGGCTTAATTAAACAATTAGGTAGCGGTAGAGCAACTAAGTATATTAAATTTTAAAGCTATTAGCATCTACAAAAGTAGGTGCTTTTTTCATACCTACTTTTAAGGAGGTGGTAATATAAACATTTTAAATTTAATATTTAAGTCGAGAGACAAACCTAAAGACGGGGAGAGGATATCTTCATCGTCTTTTTTATTTGGGAGAACAACAGCAGGAAGGAATGTAAATGAATTTACTGCTATGCAAATGACAGCCGTTTATTCATGTGTGAGAGTTCTTGCTGAAACCTTAGCAGGACTTCCTCTTCATTTGTATAAAAGAGGAGACTCAAATTCAAAGGAAAAAGCAAAAGACCACGTCATATATTTTTTATTACATGACGAACCTAATGATGAAATGACTTCATTTGTATTTAGGGAAACACTAATGACTCATCTATTACTTTGGGGTAATGCCTATGCTCAGATAATACGTAATGGAAGAAATGAGGTCATTGGACTTTATCCATTAATGCCAAACAAAATGACTGTTATGAGAAGTGAGGATGGAGAAATCTTCTATAAATACAATCACAAATCAGAAGAAGTTTATCTCTTAAAAGAAGATGTTCTTCATATACCTGGACTTGGTTTTGATGGACTTATTGGCTACTCACCAATTACCATGGCTGAAAATGCTATAGGCATGGCTATGGCTTGTGAAGATTATGGTGCATCTTTCTTTCAAAATGGAGCACAACCAGGTGGGGTTTTAGAACATCCAGGCATAATTAAAGACCCAGAGAGAGTAAGGGAGTCATGGAATGCAGCCTTTCAAGGGCCTAAGAACGCCAACAAAGTGGCTGTACTTGAAGAAGGAATGAAATACCAACCCATAGCTATTGCGCCAAGTGAAGCCCAGTTTTTGGAAACAAGAAAGTTTCAGTTAAATGAGATAGCAAGAATATTCAGGATACCACCTCATATGATTGGTGACTTGGAGAAGTCATCATTTTCAAATATAGAACAACAGTCACTTGAGTTTGTTAAATACACCCTTGATCCTTGGATTGTTCGTTGGGAGCAATCTTTGGAAAGAGCGCTACTAACAAAGAAAGAAAAGGAATCCTACTTTATTAAATTCAACCTTGATGGACTTCTAAGAGGAGACTATGAATCAAGAATGAATGGATATGCTGTAGGAAGACAGAATGGTTGGATGAGTGCAAATGACATAAGAGAATTAGAAAATTTAGATAGGATATCAGCTGAAGAAGGTGGTGACCTTTATTTAGTAAATGGAAATATGCTACCACTTGATAAGGCAGGTAGTTTTTATCAGCAGAAAGGAGAAGTGATAAGTCCTAATGAAGAACAATAGAATATTTTGGAACTGGAAAAAGGATTCAAATGAACTCTATATAGATGGAGTTATTGCAGAAGAGTCTTGGTTTGATGATGAAATCACGCCAAGGCTCTTTTTTGAAGAATTAAAAAATAAAAGTGGAGACATAACTGTGTGGATCAACTCCCCTGGTGGAGATTGTATAGCTGCATCAAGAATTTACACCATGCTTTTAGAGCACAAAGGAAATGTGACCATAAAGATTGATGGACTTGCAGCATCAGCAGCATCTGTTATTGCTATGGCAGGAACTGAAGTATTGATGAGTCCAACATCATTAATGATGATTCATAACCCCTTAACTGTAGCCATTGGCGACTCAAAAGAGATGCAAAAAGCCATAGACATGTTAAAGGAAGTCAAGGAATCAATCATCAATGCCTATGAGATTAAGACAGGTCTATCCAGAGAAGAGATTTCAAATCTAATGGATGGAGAGACTTGGTTTGATAAGAACAAAGCTATTGAGATGGGTTTTTGTGATGGAACTCTCACTGACAAAAGAAAAGATGAAAAAGTTACGAACATGGTCTTCTCAAGGCGAGCAGTTACAAACTCACTTTTAACAAAGATAAATAAAGAAGTAAAGACTCATTCAATGAGTGAGGTAGAAGAAAGGTTAAACAAAATTAAAAATACTTGGAGGTAATTATATGAACTTAAAAGAACTTTTAGAAAAGAGAACTAAGGCTTGGGATGAGGCAAAAGCATTTGCTGAATCTAAGAAAGATGAAAATGGTCTAATGTCTGATGAAGACTTTAAGACATATGAAGAGCTGGAAAAAACTATCGAGAATTACACTCGTGAAATCGAAAGAAAGAAGAGGGAAGAAGAAATGGATAAAACCTTAGAAAAACCTACTACTCAAGCACTAACAAATGAACCTGCTACTTTTAATGAAGAAGAAAAGCCAATGAGAGCAAGAAATGTCTATAAGAAATCTATGATGAAGGCATTAAGAACTAACTTTAGAGATATTTCCAATGAATTAAAAGTAGGAACAGATGAAAGTGGTGGATATTTAGTTCCAGAAGAAATGGAAGCAGATATCGTAAATGGTCTTGAAGATGAAAATATTGTAAGAAAATTAGCTACAAAAGTTCAAACTTCAGGACTTCATAAAATCAATATTGCAGCTACAAAGCCAGCAGCCCTATGGGTTGAAGAAGGTGGCAAACTTACCTTTGGAGATGGTACATTCGACCAAGTATCTCTTGATGCACATAAACTCCATGTTGGTATTAAAGTTACTGAAGAACTTCTATATGATGCAGCCTTTAATCTAGAAAAATACATCACTGAAGAATTTACTAGAGCACTAGCAAATGCTGAAGAGGACGCTTTCTTAAATGGCGATGGAGTAAATAAACCTACAGGAATTTTTGACTCTAAAAAAGGTGGAGAACTTGGGGTAACAACAAAGGCTCAAACAATTAATGCGGATGAACTCATTGATTTAGTTTACTCTTTAGACAGACCTTATAGAAAGAGAGCAGCTTTCATTTTAAATGATGCAACAGTTGCTCAGATTAGAAAACTTAAGGATGTTAATGGTGCATATATTTGGCAACCATCACTTAAGGATGGAGAACCAGATAGACTTTTAGGATATCCTGCCTATACATCTGCCTTTGCTCCAAAAGCTGATAAAGGAAAACTTGCAGTAGCCTTTGGCGATTTTTCATATTACAAGATTGGAGATAGAGGAAACAGGTCTTTCCAAGACTTAAAGGAACTATTTGCTGGTAATGGCATGGTTGGTTTCTTAGGTAAGGAAAGAGTTGATGGAATCTTAGTTTTAAAAGAGGCAGTTAAACTATTAAAAATAGGTGCTACTGCCTAAGGAGTAGATTATGATTACTCTTGAGGAGGCAAAGTCCTATTTAAGAGTGGATTTTGATGATGAGGATGAGATGATTGAATCTCTCATCCAATCATCAATCAAACATTCAATGGATGTTGCTAGGGTTAATAGTGAAGAAGACCTTTCTAAAAATCCAAATGGAAAGATAGCAGTCCTCTATATGACTGCTTATCTTTATGAACATAGAGAAGAGGCAGACTATTCTGAATTAAACTTAACTCTAAGAGCTTTATTATTTGGAATGAGAAAGGCTGAATTCTAATGAAGATATCGGATTTAAATAGAAAAATAACCTTTCAAAATAAAAACATTGAGGTGGATGGAATTGGTAACCATAAATCAGTATGGACGGATTATCTAGAAACTTCAGCCTATATATCGTTTCAAGGTAAAGGAGAAGAAGTTTTTCTTGGGATAGAAGTAGATAGGTCAGATATTTCTTTTACTGTAAGATTTCAAAATAGGTTAAAGAATATTAACACTTCAGAATACAGAATTCTATTTGAAGATGAAAAGTACAATATCATCTCAATTGACTTTATGAACTACAAAAATAGACTTATAAAGTTTAGATGTAGGAAGGTGAGTAGATGAATGTAAAAATTGAAAACCTAGCCAGTGAAATAATGAAGGGCTTAGAAGAATATTCTGATATGGCAACAGATGAAGTCAAAAAGGAAGTTAAAAAGGCTGGTAGCAATATTAGAAAAGACATACAAGAAAATGCACCTGTAGGAGAAACAAAGAAATATTCTAAATCTTGGTCAGTAAAAACTATGAAAGAAACTTCTAACTCAATAGAACTTGTAGTTCACTCAAGAAATAGATACCAACTGGCTCATCTACTTGAAAAAGGTCATGTTCTTAGGCAGGGAGGAAGAGTATCTGCTAAGCCACACATTGGACCAGCTGAGGAGAAAGGAATCAGAGAATTGGAAGAAAATATTATGAGGAAACTAAACGATGGATAGGCTATTAAAAATAATTGGAGATATGGGACTTCCATTTGCATACTCGCACTTTGCTGAAGGAGAAAGTCCAGATCCACCATTTATGGTCTATCTATTTCCAAAGAATAAACACTTTGGTGCAGATGGAGTAGTTTTCTATAAGAACACTCAAATTGACTTAGAACTTTACACTGATAGGAAAGATTTAAAATTAGAAGAAAAAATAGAAGAGATACTTGATAGGGAAAAAATCTATTATGAAAAATCTGAAGTTTGGATTGAATCAGAAAGACTTTATGAAGTTCTCTATGAATTTACTATGGAGGTAAAAAATGGCTAATAAAGTTAAATTTAATATTTGTAATGTTAATGACCTAACCCCACGAGCCTTGCGAGTGGAAGGTAGGTCAGATGTCACGCAATCCAATTCTCTGCGACTGATAAGGAGCGAAGAGAATTGTGATGGAGCTGACTCACTACAATTTATGGGAGGTAACAATTATGGCAAATAAGGTAAAGTTTAATATTTGCAATGTGCATTACGCTCTCTTCGATAAAACTGAAGAGGGCGTTATTAAATATAAAACACCAGTGCCAATGCCTGGTGCTGTTTCAATTTCATTGGATCCTAATGGAGAGCCTGAAAGCTTTTATGCAGATGGAATTGAATATTACACTATTTCAAATAATATGGGATATGATGGAGATTTAGAAATCGCTCTTATTCCAGAATCCTTTAGGACGGATGTTTTGATGGAAAAATCAGACTCCAATAAAGTTCTAATTGAGTCTTCAAACTCTGAAACTGCAAACTTTGCACTGTTATTTGAGTTTGATGGAGACCAAAAGAAAATCCGTCACGTCATGTATAACTGTTCAGCAGCAAGACCTACTCTCGAAGGAGAAACTAATGAAGAATCAAGAGAAGTTCAACCAGAAACATTATCTATCCAAGCAAGACCACTTCCAAATGGAAATGTAAAGGCTAGAACAGGCGAAGAGACTACAAAGGAAACTTATGATGGTTGGTACAAGTCAGTATATATGCCAACGGAAACTACAGTAACACCTTCAAGAGCAAGTGTTGGAGGTAAATAAATATGGCACTAACTAAGAAAATTCAAATCGATGGGAAAGAAGTTGTTTTTCGTGCATCTGCAGCTATTCCAAGAATCTATAGACTTAAATTTGGTAGAGATATATTCAAAGACTTGATGGAACTTGAAAAGTCCATGAAGAAAAATGATGAAGATAAATCCAATCTTGATATAGGTTCATTGGAATTATTTGAAAATATAGCCTATGTAATGGCAAAGCATGGAGATAAATCTGTGCCAGATAGTCCAGAAGAATGGTTAGATAATTTCTCAACCTTTTCAATTTACCAAATTCTACCTCAGTTAATAGAGCTATGGGGACTTAACATAAAGTCGGAAGAAGTTCCTAAAAAAAAGTAAGACCGACAGAAAGACCAATGACCACACCCTTGTTTCTACTAAGGGCAGTGGAACTTGGTATTTCTGTTTCTGATTTATCCCTATTAACAATTGGACTTGTAAATGATATGTTCACAGAAAAGAATAATGATGAATATAAATACAAAGAAGTAGCTACGCAAGAAGATTATGATAAGTTTTAATCTTCAAGCTTAGCTACTCTTTTTTCAGCATCTTTATAGACTTTGGATTCCGCTCTTGCACCGATAATAATGACAAGAACTTCATCATCTGATTTTTCCAATTTATAAACGATCCTAAGACCTGAACTCTTAAGTTTAATTTTCATAAGACCAGCAAGCTTAGAATCAGATAGGTTAGAAAGAGGCTTGCCATAGCCACCTTCAGTATTAGGAAGAGGATTTATTAAGATCCTCTTAAGTGCTTTATCGACAATTTTTCTTTGAGATCCATCTAATGCTTTATAGTCTTGGATGGCTTCTTTTATAAAGGATAGTTTATAGTTCATTCGATTTCGTCCTCATCAAGAGGAGAGACTTCATTTAAATCGATATGAAAGGTTTCTTCAAATTCATCTTGAGAGATTAAATCGGATTTATCCATTGATGACATCCTTGTATTGGCAAGCATAAGATCTCTTGCATCTTCGAGCTCATCAATGAGTTTCGTATATTCATCAGGGGAAACAAGAATGCACTCAGGAGTGTTGTTCTTTAATACGACCTTAGAACCGTTCACTTTGACATCATCGAAAATACGTCCAGCTAGGCCTCGATTGAATTCAGAAATGGATACAGTCTTATTGGATAATTCTTTTACAAAATTCATGCTTATCACCTCAAGATAAGTATAGCAGAAATCGATAAAAACATCAATAAAAATACTGATAAATATATCTCCAAAGAGGAGGTGAGATATTGGCAAATAGAATAAAAGGAATAACTGTTGAGATTGGTGGGGATACTACCAAACTTCAAACTGCATTAAAACAAGTTAATACGGAGATTAAACATACTCAGTCTGAACTTCGTGATGTCAACAAACTTCTTAAACTTGACCCTGGAAATACAGAACTTATCTCACAAAAACATAAACTGTTAGGTCAAACCTTGGAAGAAACAAAGAATAAACTAACCTCTTTAAAAGAGGCACAAAAACAAGCTGAACAGGCTCTTGCAGAAGGTAAAATTTCACAAGAGCAATATGATGCTCTTAAACGAGAGATTATTGAAACAGAACAAGCATTAAAGTCTCTAGAAAGGCAAGGGGCAACCACAAATCAGACTCTTCAAAACATAGCTATTACTGGAGAAAAATGGCAAAACACAGGGCAAAATATAGAAAATGTGGGAAGAAAAATGATGCCAGTATCTCTTGCAGTAGCAGGTCTTGGAGTAGCAGCTGTAAAGACTGCATCAGATTTTGATTCTGGTATGTCAAAGGTAAAAGCAGTATCTGGTGCAACAGGGTCCGACTTTGATGCCCTAAGGGAAAAGGCCCGTGAAATGGGAGCCAAGACCAAGTTCTCAGCATCTGAAGCGGCAGAGGCTATGAATTATATGGCCATGGCTGGTTGGAAAAGTAAAGATATGATTAGTGGTATTGAAGGAGTCATGAACCTTGCTGCAGCTAGTGGTGAGGACTTAGCTACTACTTCAGATATCGTAACAGATGCCCTTACAGCCTTTGGTTTAAAAGCAGAAGATTCTTCTCACTTTGCTGATGTTCTTGCTGCGGCATCATCTAATGCCAATACCAACGTTTCATTAATGGGTGAAACCTTTAAATATGCTGCACCTATTGCTGGTACACTTGGCTATTCAGTTGAAGATACAGCAGTAGCTATAGGTTTAATGGCTAACGCAGGAATAAAAGGCTCACAAGCAGGGACAGCTTTAAGGTCTGGACTAACAAGACTCGCATCACCAACTAAAGAAGTTATTAATGGAATGTCCATGTTGGGATTATCTATTGAAGATGTACAGGGCCTTTCACTTGATGAAACTCTAAGCACCTTTAGAGTTGCCTTTGCCAATTTAGATGGAACTCAAAAAGCACAAGCAGCATCCATGATATTTGGTAAAAATGCCATGTCTGGAATGTTGGCAATTATAAATGCCAGTGAAAAAGACTACAGCAGCTTAAGTGATGCCATATATAACGCAGATGGAACAGCAGAAAAAATGGCTGCTACTATGCAGGATAACCTAGCTGGTCAATTAAAGATCCTACAATCTGCCTTAGAAGAATTAGCTATATCCTTTGGAGAACTTTTAATGCCTGCTGTTAGAAAAGCAGTAGATATATTAACGAAACTGGTAAATGGACTTAATGCTCTTCCAGGACCAGTAAAAGGTATTATTGCAGGTATCGCCCTTTTTATAGCTGCTCTTGGTCCAGTTCTTATGATTGTAGGAAAACTTATCTGGTCAATAGGTACTATTATGACCAAAGGACCTCTAATAGTAGGAGGAATAACTAAGATAGTTGGAATATTTACAGGAACACTTATACCAGCAATCACAGCAGTAGTATCAGCCATTGGGATTGTTCCTATTGCTATTGGCGCAGTAATAGCAGGTCTTGTTCTTTTATGGAAGAAATGTGACTGGTTTAGAGAAGGGGTCATCTCTATATGGGAAACTATTAAGGAATCAACTGTTGCCATTTGGAATGGAATAAAAGAATTCTTCGTAAATCTATGGCAAGGGATATCTGATTCATGGACAAGTACCTGGACTGAAATCACAAGTTTTCTATCAGAATTTTGGTCTGGATTTATTGAAGGAGTGAAGACTACTTGGAAAGGCATCAAGGACTTCTTTGTCAATCTATGGAATGGACTTTCTGAAGGATGGAACAGTATATGGACATCTATAACAACTTTTCTAACTGAATCTTGGAATACCTTTATTGAGGGAGCCAAGAGTTTATGGCAAAGTTTAGGAGAATTCTTTACAAGCCTTTGGACAGGAATTAAAACTATTTTTACCAATATATGGACAGCTATTTCAACTACAACTACAGAAGTATTTACAGCAGTTAGTGAGTTTATAAAAACTACTTGGGAAGGTATTAAGACTTTAATTTCAACAGTTCTTGATGCAATTAAAGTAAAAGTAGAGACCATTTGGAATGGACTAAAAGAGTTCTTAACAACAGTCATCACTGCCATTGGAGAATTTATTTCTACATCCTGGACCAATATAAAAACGACTATTGAGACTATCTTGACTTCTATTAAGACAGTCCTTGAATCAATCTGGAATGGGATAAAGACCTTTATCTCATCAACAATGAATAATATTAAATCCTTTGTTTCATCTGCTTGGAACTCCATAAAGTCGACTATTTCATCTGCAGTGAATACTGCAAAGTCAGCAGTATCATCTGCATTTAATTCCATGAGATCAAGTATTTCATCAACCATGTCAAATATTCAGTCCACTATTAGAAATGGATTTAATAATGCAGTTAATCACATTAAAAATTTGGCATCCCAAGCTTATACATGGGGAGCCGATATGATTAACGGAATTGCTAGAGGGATTAGAAGTGCAATTAGCAATGTTACATCGGCTGTATCGAATGTAGCATCAACTATTAGGTCTTATCTACACTTTTCAGTTCCAGATGTTGGCCCACTTACTGACTATGAATCATGGATGCCAGACTTTATGGAAGGTTTATCAAAAGGAATTGAAAAGAGCAGAAGATTAGTACAATCTTCAATGAAAAATGTCGCAAGAGATATGGTTTTAAGCCCAAGCATATCAGCTGTTGGCATAGGTGGACATGATAAAGAATCAGCTATAAATGGAATTGACATAGGAAGACAAATATCCGATGCACTTGCAAACATCAATTTAAAGTCAGAAAATGCTGGAGATATAGTTATACCAGTTTATCTTGGTGGAACTCTCCTTGATGAAGTTATTGTTAATGCATCTATGCGTAAGAATTTAAGAAGTGGAGGTAGATAATGACCTAACCCAAAATCTATGATTTCGTCGGTAGGTCAGATGCAGTCTCACCCCATGAACAAGGAGCAAAGCGATGCAGTGAATGGAGGTGTAGTCGTATAATGAAATATCAATCATATTTAATTATTGAAGGAGTAGACCTACCTCTACCAAATTCTTATGATTTGGAGTTTAGAGATATAGAGGCAGATACTGGAGGAGAAACAGAGGCAGGCACTATTCAAAGGGATATTGTTAGAAATAAAGTAGCAAGTATTTCTGTAAGTTTTTCTTGTAGTCCTAAGCTTGTGAAGATATTGAGTGGTCTTGCTAACAAGTCTAATCTTAAAGTTAAATTCTTAGATACAGAAACATTGGAACTAAAAGAGACACAAATGTATATAGACAAGTTTCAAGTCAAACTAATAAAAGATACTTCTTATAAAGGATTGTGGGAAGTATCTTTTTCATTGGAGGAGTACTAATGTATCCAACAAGCAATGAATATAAAACAGTTATAAAAAAGAACTCTCGTAAATTTTACTGGACGGGAAATATCATCTTAAAAGATGAAACAATCATTCCATTTACCAATAAAGATATTCTTAAAGGGTCTGGATATATCCATCGTTCTTGCTCTGGATCTTCTGAACTTGAAATAGGGACAGTTTATGCTGGAGAGTTTGGAATTAGCCTTTTTTCAAATATAGATAGGTATTCTTTAGAGGATTCAAAGCTAGAACTTTTTTACCATCAAGAATTAGAAAGCAAAAAGATAGAAACCATACCAATGGGAATTTTTGATGTCACTGAAGCAAATAGGTCTAAGAAAATTTTAGAACTAAAAGGCTATGACTATATGCTTAGGTTTGATAAGAACTTCCCAGTGACAGATACCTTTGGTACAGCCTTTGAACTACTAAGTCTTTCATGTGAGAAGTGCAAGGTAGAACTAGGTATGACAGAAGATGAGGTAAAAGCTTTTGTAAATGGTGAGGAAGTTTTGGCAATTTATCAAGACCATGATATAGAGACTTATAGGGACTTTATTCACTATATAGCATCGACCCTAGGTGCTTTTGCTGGGGTTTCTCGTGAAGGGAAATTAGTTTTAAAAAAGTATGAAGAAAGTATATCAACTGAAATTAAAACGAGAGAAAGATTTTCTTCTTCAATATCAGATTTTAAAACTAGATATACAGCCATCAACTCAACAAATGCAAAGACTAAAATAGCTGAATACTACTCTTTAGAAAATGACGATGGCCTAACTATGAATCTTGGAATAAATCCATTGATGCAGTTAGGAGTTCCAGAGAAAAGAAAAAGAATGTGTGAGGCTCTTCTTACTGAAATTTGCAAAATTCATCACACACCTTTTGATATGGTAACAATAGGAGACCCAAGTCTTGATGTAGGAGACAGAATAGCTATTTCTTATGAAGAAGAAAAGATTGAAGGACTTATCACTGACATAGAATATAAAATAAATAGCAAGCATAGAATTCTTGGTGTAGGAAAAAATCCCTATTTATCTAAAGCTAAGAGTAAGAATGATAAGAATATAGTAGGACTGTTAAATCAAATTGAATCTGAAAAGTTAGTAGTTCATGCTTACTCAAATTACTCTGCTTTTAATCTTTCCACAACAGACACGCCGATAATTCGTATAGAATTTGCCTCCAATAAAGAAACGGAGGCAATTTTTAATGCATCTATCTTGTTAAATATCATCTGTGATACTGAAGAAAAAACAAGAAAGATATCTAGAAAGGTCAAGAAACAAGTAGAGGTTTTAAATAATGATGGAAAATCCTATGATCCTCCAAAGTTTGAAGTAAAAGAGGAAACAGAAGAATTAGACTTTATTGAAAATATAGAAATACCAACCAGGCTAGTTGTTACTTACGTTTTTAATGATACGAAAATAGAACATTACATTCCAAAAGAAACCTACTTAAGTGGTGACCATATTCTAAATCTTTTTTATCCACTAACTAAACTTCAGGAAAAGACGATGAACAACTTCTCGGTATTAATTAGGCTTGAATCAGGACAAGCCATGATTGGAAAAGATAATGCTATCGCAGCTATATCTGGTCAATCCTTAGGTTCTACAGAGGCTTGGGATGGAAAGCTTAAGATTGATGAATCCTGGAAGATAATAGAACTTAGTCATTCATTTCTTCTTAGGAAACTTAAAGCAGACTACAAAGTCGAAAGACAAGTTCCAAGACCTCTAGTATTTAATGAAAAGGTAGGAAGATTTAAATATCAAGGATTGATGCTTGGAAAATATAAAGAAGAAATCATTACAGAATTTAAAGATAAGGAGGAAGAAAATGCTCAGGGGTAAATCAGTCATTGAACTAACCGATGTGAGGACAAATAGGAAGGAGATATATGAAGATGAAAACTTAATAACGAATGCAGTCCCAGATTTATTAAGGCTCAATCCATCAGGTCTTATGTATCCATTAGAAAATGGAACAGCTCAGTTTAAAGATGAAATATTTCCTATAGCTAATAAATGTTATGGTGGAATATTATTATTTGAAAATCCTTTGGAGGAGGATCCAAATAAGATAATTGCACCTTCAGACAATTCAATTATTGGTTATGCATCAAATGACGTTAATGATACTGACAATCCCAAAGGAGGATCTGCTAACTTGACGGAATCCAAACCAATAGATAGAGGATATAAATTTGTATGGGACTTTTCAACCTCACAAGGAAATGGAAGGATTTCGTCCTTAGCTTTAACTCATTATAGAGGAGGCAAAAGCTTTTATGGGAACTCTTATGACAGAGAATCAGGAATTCTTATGTTAAATAAGGTTAGTACAAAAACGGACAAAGCTGTTCTATCTTATTATGCAGGTCTTGTTGAAGTAAACTTAAGAGATCAAAGTTTTTATTCTATTTGGCCTATGCCCGATAGACAAATTCAAATAGCTAAAATTAAAGAGTCATTTTTCAATATAGGACTTAATGATACAATTTTAGGTATGCCTACACAAGATGTTGAAGTAAATTATATTAAACCTGAAAAATTTTTCCCTAGTAGATATAGCATTAACTGTTCCTTCCATGATGGGGGAGATGGATATTGGTATGGATTTTCAACGGAAGGGGAAACGAACAGCAGGGGAAATGCTGAAATATACACAATAAAAATTAAGAAGGAAGATTTTTCATTTACAGAAGATAAGTGGGTGTTAGAAAATGTACAACTGCAAGGAATAGGTAGATATCCAAGTTCTGAAAATGAAAGCCATTATAGGACGATAGGAAGTGTGGTTAGAGGTAAATATTTGTATTGTTTAAATTACAAAAAAAATGGTGTTTATAAAATAAATATTAATAATCCAGTGGACATTACATTGATTAATCTGGAAAATGAAGTTGATATTCTAAGAGGAGAATATACAAATCAGTATTTTTACAAATATGGAGATTATGTAGCAACCAGACAGTTTTTAATTGATAAAAATGACAATGTTATTTATACAGCTACTGTAGATATGAAGTTTTTAACTACGCCTTTAATTAACATTGGTCCATTTATGATTGGTTTTGATACAGATTCTGGTTATGGAAATTATACTCTTTATAAACTTCTATTCCTTCACACGCAATATCTTGGAACAATTAATAACTTATCTAGTCCAATATTAAAAACGGCAGATAAGACAATGAAAATAACTTATACCTTAACAGAGGAGGAATAAAATGAACAAATTCTTTGAAATATTAAAAGTATGCTTTACAGCTATCGGAGGATGGTTGGGATTTTATCTTGGAAGTGTAGATGCCTTTATATACACACTACTTGCTTTTGTAATAGCTGACTATTTAACAGGGGTTTTAAGAGCAGGGGTCGAAAGAAAGCTGTCTTCATCCATAGGTTTTAAAGGGATAGCTAAAAAGATAATGATTTTTATAGTTGTAGGTATCGCAAACCTATGTGATGTAAATTTAATTAAAGGTGATGGAACAATGATAAGAACAGCCATCATCTTTTTTTATATAGCAAATGAGGGACTTTCTATACTAGAAAATTCTGTAGCACTAGGCTTGCCAGTACCAGAAAAATTAAAAAGAGTATTAGAACAATTCAAGGAGGAAAAATAAATGAGTAATAGCCCATTAGTACAAGCAACAATTCTCTCCCCAAACCATAGTGGAAGAAGAAATCAAAAGATAACTAAAATAGCTATTCATCACGCAGCAGGGGTTATAAATGGTAGAAATCTTGCTGGGATATTTGTGCCAAGGTCAAGACGTGCATCAGCTAACTACAATTTAGGATCCGATGGAGTCATTGTTTTAGGAGTAGATGAAGCCAATAGAGCGTGGACAACTTCATCTTCCTGGTGTGACAACCGAGCAGTCACAATTGAAGTAGGGAACTCTACGAGAGGACCTCAGTGGTTAGTTTCTGATTATGTTTTAAATAGACTAATTGATTTAGTTACAGACATCTGTAGGAGAAATGGAATCTATCCTTGTACCTATACTGGAGGCAAAGATGGTGTCCTTCAAAAACACGAATGGTATAAAAGTACTAACTGTCCAGGACCATACCTTGGTAGCAAGTTTCCATATATAGCAAATGAAGTAAATAAAAGACTCAGAGGGAATAATACTATCAGTAAACCAATAAGTGGACTATATAGAGTTAGAAAATCTTGGTCTGATGTAAATAGCCAGAAAGGTGCATTTAAGAATTTAGAAAATGCTAAAAAATGTGCCGATAGATTTGGGTTAAAAGTATTCGATGCAAATGGCAAGATAGTATATCCAGTTGGAAAGATAATCGACCAATTAGCCAGAGAAGTTATAAGTGGAAAATGGGGGAATGGAGAAGAAAGAAAAAGGAGATTAACTCAAGCTGGATATGATTATTATGCTGTTCAGAAAATAGTAAATAAATTAATTTAA